TGAAGATATACAGCGTGATGGTAAAGATGTAGCAAAAAAGGATTTAGAAGATCACCAACGCCAACGTATACATGCAGAAGCAATGGAAAACTCGGTAATCTACCGAGCGATTCAGGAGTACAAAAACCAAAGCGAAATTATTCAAGCCGAGAACAAAGCGGAAAAAGATTTTAAAGCCAAGTACGGTGAGAAAGAATGGGCAAAGGTGCTTGAGTTAAAAGTGGTGGTTGAACGAGAACGCAAGGAAAATCAGACGCATTATGGGCATAAATTAAAAGATGTCCAAAGGGTTCAAATGTATTGTTGGATTGCTGCATTTATCGTTACCTGTCTTTTGTATTACTTTCACCTTGTATGACGCTTTATTGGTTCGTTGTGTTTCTAATAGAACTTGGTTTATGGAGTCAGATTGCATTTTTACATTGGGAAATCAAGCAATTACAGCAGACAAAAAAGCCAATTCGATTTAAAATTACTAGGACTATTACTGAAGAACGAACCAAAAAGGACATTGTGCGTGGATGATCAAGTGTTTAAATGGTGGACTATCTTCGCATTAGTTTGTATGATGATAATTATTCTTTTAAAGGATTGATATGGATTGGTTAGCTCAAATCGCACCTGGCATTGCTACTGCTCTAGGTGGACCATTAGCAGGACTTGCCGTTACTGCTGTATCAAAAGCACTTGGTATTGATGAAAAAGATGTGCAGTCTACAATTGAATCAGGCAAACTTACTTCAGATCAACTGACATCTATAAAGCAAGCTGAATTAGAATTGCAAAAACAAGCTAATGAACTGGGTTTAGACTTTGAAAAACTTGCGGTAGATGATCGTAAATCTGCAAGAGATATGCAAACAGCAACGCATTCATGGATTCCACCATTACTTTCTATTTTAATTACAGCTGGATTTTTTGGGATTTTATTTGCTTTGATGATGGGATATGCTACAAAGTCTGATGAATTAATGATTATGTTAGGTTCATTATCAACTGCTTGGGTTGGTATCGTCTCTTTTTACTTTGGTTCATCTGCTGGTAGTCAAAAGAAAGATGAGCTATTACATCAAAGTACACCGACATGAAAGAGAATTACGATGCATCATTGGCTCAAGTATTAAAGAGCGAAGGACTTTGGAGTGACAACCCTGCCGATCCTGGAGGAGCCACTATGAAAGGAATTACGCTTGAGGTATACCGTGCATGGAAACGAAATCCACATATCACAAAAGAAGAATTAAAGGCTATTTCAGATGCTGATGTACATGATCTTTACAAACAAAAATATTGGGATGTATGTCATTGTGACGATCTTCCAGCTGGTATTGATTATGCAGTCTTTGACGCTTCAGTTAATATGGGAGTTGGTCGAGCTGCTAAATTAATTCAAGAAGCTGCTAACTGTGCGCCAGATGGAATTATTGGGCAGGGTACTTTAAACGCAATCAAGATGCAGGATGGCAAATCGATTCTTGATAAGTTTGCTGCCCTTAAAGAAAAATTTTATAGATCACTAAGTACTTTCCCTACTTTTGGTAATGGATGGTTAAATAGAGTTGCATCAGTTAAAACAATTTCAGAAGAAATGTTAGGGTAATCCCTATGCCATTGCAGAAATTACAATTTAAACCTGGTCTTAACCGAGAAGGTACTATCTACTCTAATGGGGGTGGTTGGTATGACGGGGATAAAATTCGGTTCCGTTCTGGATTGCCAGAAAAGATTGGCGGTTGGCAGCAGCTTTCATCCCAACAATACAAAGGTGTTTGCCGTTCTCTTTGGGTTTGGCTAGATGGCGATTCTGGTGTAGGCAATACTTATATTGGAGTAGGCACAAACTCTAAGTACTATATTTATTCTGATGGCGCTTATAATGATATAACCCCACTTATCCAAACTGATACTTTAACAAATCCATTTAGCACTATTAATGGCTCAAATATTGTTACTGTAACTGATGCAACTTATTCTCCTAATGTTGGGGATTATGTTATATTTTCTGGCGCTAGTTCAGTAGGCGGTTTAACTATTAATGGCGAGTACATTGTTACAAACGTAACTAGCGCTACGACTTATCAAATTACTACTATAAACCCTGCAACATCAACTGCAACTGGTGGTGGTACGGTAACTGTTCAATACGAATACCTATCTGGCTCAAACGTATTTTCAATAGGTACTGGTTGGGGTGCGGGTCCTTGGGGCGGCCCATTAATTCCTGTTGTAGTAAATTTAGGCACTAATCCTTTTGCATCTACATTGTCTTCTGGAACCGTTACAGTAACCCAAACTGCTCATGGTATGACTAATGGTACTTATGTTGCTTTTATAGGGGCTACTGGGTTTGCTGGTATTTTAACTAGCACTTTAAACTCAACTTTTGTTATTTCTGGTGTAACTACTAATACATATAACATTACGCTACCAAGTTCTTCTACTGCTACAGCAACTACGTCTGGCGGTGGGTCTTCTGTAATTGTTACAGAACAAAGTGGTTCTCGTGGTTGGGGTACAGCATATTCGTCTGGTATCGGTCAGCAGCTTCGTCTTTGGACTAATGATAATTTTGGTGCCGACCTTGTTATTGCTCCTCGTGGGGGGCCAGTATTTTATTGGCAAGATAGCGGTACAGTAAGTACTCGTGCTCAATATTTAATAACCCTTGCTAATACAACTACCCAGTTTACTGATTCTTCTACATTTAGTTCTGGCGCAACGTCAATTACCGTAACTTCAACTAATGCACCTTACATTTATCCGTTTATGGTGATTACAGGAATAGGTATTCCTGCAGGAACACAAGTAGCTGCAAACTATATAACAGGCGCAACTACTGTACCCATTACTAAAACCACTACTTTAAATAGCTCAGGTAGCTATAGTTTTTCTTATTCTGGTGGCTATATACCTACTCAGACTTACCAAGTTATTTCGTCTGAAGTTCAGGAATTTATTATTTGTTTTGGTGCTAATCCTTATACTCCTGGCGCTCCGACTAGCATATTAAATGGTGAACTCGTTAGCAACTCTGCATTTAATCCGTTGTTAGTTCGTTGGTCAGACCAAGCCAATGCCTATCAATGGGTTCCGCAATTAACCAATCAATCAGGTGAATATACACTTTCCAATGGTTCATTCATTATGGGTGCTCGTGCAACCCGTCAAGAGATTTTAATTTGGACTGATTCCGCCATTTATTCTATGCAGTATATTGGCGCTCCTTATGTATGGGGCTTCCAAATTTTGATGGATAACATTTCTGTTATGTCCCCCAATGCCATGATTACAGTAAATAATATTACTTATTGGATGGGTCGTGACCGATTTTATATGTATGACGGATCAGTAAAAACACTACCATGCTCATTAAAACAATACATTTTTGAAGACATTAATCAAGATCAATCTTACCAAGTATTTACTGGTACCAATGAAGGCTTTAACGAAATTTGGTGGTTCTATTGTTCTATGAGTGGAAATGGAGGAACTCGTGCTAACCCAAATACTTCAATAGATAAATATGTAATATATAACTATTTAGATAATTGCTGGTATTACGGCACTATGGCAAGAACTGCTTGGCTGCAGACGGGTACTCAGCCTTATCCTATCGCTGCTGACTATAATAACCGACTTCTTAACCATGAATTTGGCAATGATGATCTGTCTACTTCAGTTACTTTACCAATTAATGCTTATATCCAGTCTTCAGACTTTGAAATATCTCCACAAGATTCTGGGCAGCATTTTGGGTTTGTATGGCGTATGTTGCCTGACGTAAACTTTAATAACTCAACGGGTAACCAACCAACTATTACGATGCAATTGCAGCCACGCCAAAACTCAGGTAGCGCCTACAATACATCCGTTGATAATCCACAAGTTCAAAGTCCACAAAACTTTACTAATATTCCAGCGTACACAGTCAACCAATTTACAGGTCAGGTCTATACACGGGTTCGTGGTCGTCAGATGGCTATTCGGATTGAATCAACAGGAGTAGGTGTAGCTTGGCAAATTGGTATTCCACGTTACGATGTCAGACCTGATGGCAGAAGGTAACCTATGACAATCCCAACTTATCTTAACTATAACGGTACACCGTTAAACCCAGCGCCACCAAATTTACAAAACGCTCCACAAATCTATAATGCCGATTTTGAAAATCGTGTATTAAACCAATTGCGTTTGTACTTTAACCAGCTTAATAATTATACCCAAGCAACAGCAACGCCTAGTTATGGATTAAAAGGTCAACGCCCATTAGCTAATTTGCAAATAGGGCAACAATTTTTTGATACTACTCTTGGCTATCCAATTTATTGGAACGGTCAAAAATGGGTAAATTCTACTGGCACAGCGGTTTAATTATGATAAAATTATTCCAAATAACTCAATAGGTCGTGTATGAGTCTACCGTTAATTGCCAAACATCTAGAGCATCATGGTCGTGGAGACGATACCCACTTAGTCCATATGACTACTGGCGAACTAATTGCGTTGCAAAAGTTAGCAAAACAACACGGTGGATCGCTCACAATTAATCCATCTACTGGTCTTCCAGAAGCAGGATTCCTTAGTTCTATTCTTCCAATGGTAGCTGGTGCTGCTTTAATGGCTCTTGCACCTGAAACTGGTGGTCTATCTATGTTGGCAGATCCTATGGTAGCAGGAGGAATTGTTGGAGCAGCCGATTATGCAATGACAGGTAGTTTAAAAGATGGTCTTATGGCTGGTCTTGGAGCATATGGTGGAGCAAATTTATTTGGAAGTATAGGATCAGCTGGTATTTCAGCAGGAATACAACAAGGTTCAAATGTAGCAGATACAGCATTTCAACAAGCACAAAGTCAATTTTTAAATTCTGTTCCTGAAATTACTCCAGAAGAAGCAGCACAGGCAGCAGCAAAACAAACGATTTCTCAGATGCCAAATCTTACGCCTGATCAAATTGCTAATATGACATCTAATGTATCTCCTGAAAGTGCCAATAGTTTGGTTAAATCAGCTGGTATGGCAAATAGTGCAATGGCATCAGGATCACCTTATTCTTTAGAAAATGTAAAATCTGGTTTGCAAAATATTACCAGTTCTGGATCCAATGCATTAGCGTTTGCTAAAGCTAATCCAGGATCAGTTGCAGCACTTGGCGGAACTTTATTAAATGCAGTAGGTGGGTTTAATCAACCAACAATTCAGCCTGTTCAAACTAGTCAAACAAATCCATTTAACATAAAACCTTTATCGCCTAATTTTCAAGGGCAGTTTCCAGCACAGCCACAACCATATTATCAAGCTCAGTATCCAAATTATGTTCAAAATCCTTACAGCATGGCAACTGCTAAATCTGGAGGTATTATGGGCTATTCGGGAGCGGATGGTAGTGATGTTCAGCAGGGTTTATCAATGATGTCTAAACGACCTATATTACAGGCAACACCAGATCATGATAGTACCTATATAGATACAGATCCAGATACAAAAAATCTTGATGCATACAATGCGGCAATGGTAAGTTTATCTAAACTTAGTAAATTTGCTCATTTAACTCCAACCAAATCAGGATTAGGTGCAGTTAATCCATTGGGTTCTGATATTAAAGTTTTATC